TCAGGTCACCATGCGCGTGTTGATCCAGTGGTCGATTTCGGAGCGTTTCCAGCCGACTGCGCGCATGGCGAGCGGGTGCTTTTTCGGGAACAGGCCGATTCCCATCAGCCGGTAGATCGAGGCGCGACTCAGGCCGGTGCGTTCGATTACGGCGGGAAGGCGTAGGATGCTGTCGGCGATGGGGGCGTGGCGGTCAGGCATGGCGTCCTCGGGTGATTCGCATTCGGTTGTGGGTGGAAGGGCGCCGGTCATGGCGACCGCGCGGCGATCGCGGTTTCAATATCGAGTTGAAGGCCGTCCGAGTCGTTGCGGCCGTACCGGACGGTCATGACCACCTCCGCCCAAGTCGCGTGGCCGGTAGCATCGTGATGGCGCGCTGCGGTTCCTTGGGCTTGCGGGCCGAACCAATTCGCGGCGGCCCCGTGACAGACGAAACAGCCGCCGATCACGTCGCGCGAGGTTGACGTCTGACGAACGAGGAGTGCGGACGCCATCAGAACATCGCCAGTTGTGGGCCGGCACTGAACGTCGCGACGGCAGCGAGCCGCCTCTGCGCCGCCTCGTCAATCGCCGTTGCCGCCGCAGGCTGATCATCATCAGGGCGGCTGCCGTCCGGCCGGGCGCGTGCAGCATGGGCCTCGTAGTTTTGTGCCACGGCCTCCTGGCCAGCCGATCGCATCGTTTCCGCGCTGCGCAACATGCGCTGGCGCCACGTCCCGGTCAGGATCTCCGCGGCACCAGCTGGGCCGGCGGAAACGGGTGCAACCGGAACCGCCGACGTCGGCTGCGCCACGGTGATCGGCGCCGCTGCGAGCGCATCACGGTGACGGACGATAATGGCCCGCAGGCATGACAGGATTACGGCCTCGCCTTCTCTCCCGGTTCCGACGCCTTCATGAAGGATGATCTTCGCTTCCAGATCGCCGACGAAGCGCTCGGCCCAGGCACGATGCGACGGCGTCACGACCGCGCACTCTTCGCCTGGTCATACGCCGCTTGGACTCGTGCCCACCCGTCGCGGTCGCCGCCGCGGTCGGGGTGCATGGCCATGGCGAGACCCCGATACGCTGCGCCGATTTCGGCCTCCGGGGCCGTTGGGCTTACCCGCAGGATATCCCACCAGCTTTCAGGCGCCGGCAAGGCGAGATGGCCGGCAAATGCTTGGCGCAGATCGGCTACGCCCCAGCGTTCCTGGCCGCGCAGCGCCTCGATATGAGCGGCGATCGCTGCGATGTTGTCGGCGACCCGATCCCACTTGTCGCAGGCCAGGACATGCGGTCGATTTTCAAGATCGAAATAGATGGCGGCGCCGACATCGACTGGCTCGCCGCGGCTGGCGTTCATGTCGCGACGTCCGGTCAGGGTCAGCTTGATGTTCATCGACAAGATGACGTTGGTCGCGCCGAGCTTCGTCAGCTGCAGCTCCGCCCGATCGCGTGCCATGTCGAGCGACACGCTCTCCCCGCCCCGATTGCCCGCGCGGAAGCGGGCCGGCGCGGTGCTGCACGCACGGGGGCGGCCCGACGGCCAGGCGAGTGGATATGCGGTGATGGTCATGGCCGCGGCTCCGGATGCGTAGCCTCGAACCGCGCCCAGCGGGGCGCGGGGGTCAGGCGAGTGTCAGGGTTCGCATCAAACCAGGAGACGGCGCGGCGGCCGGCGGCGCGCCAGTCGTCTATCCGGCCCTGGCGCCAGGCGGCGGTGATGTCGTTCTGCAGCCGTGCCGGCAGACGCGCCCAATGATCGCGACACAGCAGCATCGCAGTCGGGAGCGGCGTAATGCAGCCCGGCGCGGTGCAGCGGCGCCGGGCCGTTGTTACGGAGGCGCGCATCAGTGCAGGCCCAGCGCGTTGCGATAGGTTTCGAGGAGCGCGTCCATCTCGTCGCGCGCGTCCTTCTCCATTTTGCGGAGGCGGACGATGGCCTTCATGGTCGCCGGGACGAAGCCCATCGACTTCGCCTCGAGATAAACATCGCGGATATCGTCGGCCATGCCCTTCTTCTCTTCCTCGAGCCGCTCGATGCGTTCGATGAACAGGCGCAGCTGGTCGGCGGCGACGATGTCGTCAGCCATGCACTTTCTCCCTTTGGTAGGCGGGTGCGCGGAAGATCGCCGCGTCGACGGCGGTGAGATCACCATCGGTGAAGATGCGCCCCGCCATTACGCGGGCGAGGCGGCGATCGTCGGCGAGCAGCGCGCCGACGAAGTCGATCAATGCGGCGCGATCATTGACCTGATCGTCGTCCCAATCATTGTCTTCGGCGCAGATCGGGCAGGTCACTGGCCTGCCTCCGGATCGTCGACGTTGGCGCCGCCCGATCCCGATCGGTGCCGCTCATATTCCGCGAAGGTCGCGAAATAGCGGTCGACGACAGCGACCCCGTCGAGCAGCACCGTGAGGCTTCCGAACGCGTCGATGTAGCGACGTTCGTCGTTCTCGGGCTGGTCGGCGTAGAAGCCATCCGACCAGCGGTAGAAGGTTTCGCCGTCCGCGATGATCACGGCGGGCTGTTCATCGGCGGGGTCGATGCCGCCGGTGCGAGCCTCGGCCTGGACCAGTGCACCCCGCGCGCGTTGCTCTTCATCCAGGTGCGCCTTGGCCGCGCCGACCTGGGCGTCGGCGTCGGCCTGGGGCACGAACAGGCGGACATAGACCGCATGTCCCGCCCCGAGCGTCGGGTGGATCATCGGCGCGGTCTTGTCCTGATAAGGCTGCGGCCAGAATGCGCGCCCGGCGAATTTGGTATCTTCGAACCCGCCCAATCCCAGGCGGTGCGACCAGAGATCGACGTCGCGTGCGCGCTGCGCCTCCTGCCGCTCCTCCAAGGTCGGCGCGACATACACCTCCCGCTTGGGTTCCGGCGGCCGGACTTCCTTGGCTTTGTCCTTGTCGACGAAGAAGACGCTATCGACCAGGACCAGCCTGCCCTGGGTATCGAGGCCGACGATGCCCTTGACCTGCGCGCCGCAATTGCGGGCGGCGTTCCAGCGCTTTTCCTTGTCGTACTGGCACTGGATCTCGACGAACCCGGCGGGCGGCTTGGGGCGGGTCCACTGCCAGTAGCCAACCTCGAGATCGGGGGCGATCAGGGCGCCGGCGTTGATCCCTGCCCCATCACGGTTGAGGCGTGACACGGTCTCGACCAGGCCGTCCTGGATCTTCTCGACCGCAAGGCGCTTGGCGAGCATGCTGTCGGCCAGTCTGCGGCCATTGTCTGCCAGCGGGTTCGCGAAGAGATCGTCGTCGTAGCGACCGCCGGCGGCTTCATAGGCTTCCAGCCCGATGAACCGCACGACCGCGCTATCGGCGGTCATGATCTTGATCGCCAAGTCGCGCCGGATCGCATCGACGTCGTGCGATTTCCAGGCCCCGACGCGGTTGTGAACGGCAAACACGCGCAGCTGCAGATCGCGATCCTGGCTGGTGGCGTAGGCCATGGCGGCGTCGAGCGTCAGCTTGCGGTCGCGCAGCGCCTCCAGGATCGCCGGCGCGAGCTGGGCGAGGCGGAGGCGCTGCTTCACATAGCGTTCGGTAAAGCCGAACCGCTTGGCCAGGCCGGCGGCGTCGATCGTGCCCGGCCGCATGAGATGCTCGAACGCGAAGAACTCGTCGGCCGGGCTCATGTCGCGGCGGGCGAGATTTTCCGACAGCGACAGCTCGATCGCTTCGTCCATGCCGCGCACCAGGACCGGGACGCGGTAGTCGTCACCGATCAGGCCGCGCTCGCGCAGGATGCCCAGCGCCGCCAGCCGGCGCCCGCCCCCCACGATCCAGGTGAAGCCGTCCGGAAAAATATTCTGCGAGGCATCCTGATAGCCGATCAGTGATTGCAGCAGCCCGTGCGCGGCGATGTCGTCCGCCAGCTCGGCGGCGTCTTCGGCCACGCGGGTGACGCGGACATTTTCCGGGGCGCGGTCGAGCAGCGCGAGCGGCACCAGCTGGACGATCGTCTCGACGATCGCCGCCGGCGGCGGTGCGGCCGGTGACGGATCGATCGTGCGGGATTTCGCCGCACGGGGCTTTGACGTGGTCGATGCTTTGGTGGACATGGGGACATTCTCCGGGGCCAGTCGAGGGGCGCCCGGAGCGCAGAGGTCCGACCGGGCAGTCATGCTCACAGTCGCGGGGGCAACCGCGACTGCCTCGGAATTCGGCGGCAGGCCGGCCGACCCGCCGGCCTGCCGATCGCCCGGCGCCGGACGGTTCTGGGCCGGATCGACGCGCATCACAGGAACAGCCCCGCGACACCGGCCGCGATCTGCTGCGGCGTGATGGCGTAGCCCAGCGTCCCGCCGATCAGCGTGGCGATCGTGAACATGACGGCGCGGACGCGGCGCTCGCGCGGATCGCCACGCAGCACGCCTGGATGACGGCAGCCGGGGCAGCGGCATGCCTGCGCATGGATTGCACGCACGACCGGCGACACATGGTCCCAGGCAATGAACTGATAGCTCATGCGGTAGCCCCTTCGCCGTCGGTGCTGTGGACGATCGCACGATACATCCAGGCGACCGATGAGCGGGTGGCGCTATCCTCGCACGCGCTGCAGAGGTCGTCGGCGACCCAATGGCAGGCGGTCGAAACGTCATCGATGCAGGCGTCGTTCTGCGTACAGCCGCAGCCGGTGCAGATCGTCGGGTGGCGATCCGCGGGTTCCTCCGCCAGCTGGCGGTACACGTCGACGTCGAACGGATACAGCGTCCGGAGCCGGGCAACGTCACCCGCCTCCCCCACGACACCGTCCGTTTCCCACAGGCGGAGCAGCGCATAGGCGACGCGGCGATCGGCGATGCGCGGTGCGAGTGCGCAGGCGGCGGCATCCAGGGTCAGGCCGGCAGCGGCGCGGCGGGTGCGGAGATAGGCGGCGGGCGTCACCGGCGGGCGCCCTGCAGGCGTGCGAACGCGACGATCAGCAGCGCGGGGACGACGAAGAAGGCGACCAGGATCGCAATCCCCAGCCCGACCCAGCGCGGATGCGCAATGGCGGCCGAGATGGCGACGTCACCGGCGCGGCCGGCGGAAGGTTGCGAGGTCGAAGGATCGGGTAGCATCGTTGGGCTCCTTTGCCGGGCAAGGCGGGGGCGTTCCCGGCGGCGGGGGAGCCGCGGCCGGGTGGGTGAGTTCGGGGCACTGGTGCGTCAGGCGGGCGGCGCGGCCCGCGTGAGATCAGCCGGAGGCGATGGTCGCCGCGGCCGGGGGCAGGACGGCGTCGTCATTTGCCGGTGCCGGCGCAATGTCGTTGGCGGGCCGCAACGGCGATCGATGTCGTGGGTCCGCCAGGCCCTTGCTGGAGAAAGGGAGGCGGATGTCCGGGTTCGGCCGCTCGCTGGCGCGGACGGTCAAGATGATCGACAGCTGCGCGACGCAGCTGAAGCCGCAGCCGTCGCAGGCCATGCGGGTTTCGCGGACGGTGGACGTCACCTGCTCGCTGGTTCGCGTGATCATGCGGTTGCTGCAATGCGGGCAACCGATGCCGATATTCCTAGGACGTTGAACGCGCTTCACTTCTGGGCTCCCCCCACTGATCCTGCGCCGGCCACCCCGGCCGGCTTCAGGAAACTGGCGAGGCGGCGCAGGATCGACGTCAGCCGTCCGCGCGCTTCCTCTGTCTCGGCAATCGCGCGGTGAACCATGGCGGGTGATGCCCCGCTCGCGGTCACGGCCAGCGCATGCTGGATGGCTTCGCCGACATCCTGGGCGGCAAGGCCGATGTCGGTGGTAAGTTCGAGCCGGCAGGCGAGATCGTCGGCAAACGCGACATCAAGCTGCGCGGCATAGCTGTCCAGGATCGGCGCGCCATCGCCGCCGGCCGCGCGCCAAGCGAGGTCGAGGGACAGCGCATCCTGCAAGCGCGGTTCGCCGTCCTGATCGTCTTCGCTCCAATAGCGCACGGTGCGCTCGGACCGGCCGACCAGGCGGGCGGCTTCGGGGTAGCCGATCAGACCGGCGATGCGGGTGACGGCCTGGGCGAAGGTGAGGGCAGGGCGAGGCTTGGTCATACCCCGCTCCCTCCATTTTCTAGTTGATCGCTTGTCAGGCGCATACGAGCGATCAACCGGGCGAGATCAAGCAGCGCCTGGGCACCCTCGGTATCACCACAACTGCTGCTGATTTCGGCACTGATGCGGGCCATTGCAGCGGCCCGTGCCCGAACTTCCGCGGGTGTTAGCTTGCGCCTCATGCCCGTGCCGCCTTCTTTTTTGGAGCGGGATCGCAAGCGACCGGCTCGGACTTTGCGACTAAAGGTGCAGTGTCCTCCGGATAGATGTCCGGGCGGAGATGATGACGGGAAACACCGGTGGCCGCTTCAACCGACAGAACATATTCAGCCGGTATGCGCTTGCTGCTCTGCAGCCACTTCCAAACGGCCGGCTGCCCGATCCCGCAGAGCCGCGCCATGGCCGACTGACTGCCGATCCGGTTCACTGCTGCCCTCAAGGCTTCATAAGGCGTTGGAGATTGTTCCATAAGTATTCACCTATTCCATGCGGATTAGGTGGTCAATGAGAATTCTCCGATAGCCGATTATTCCTTAAGCGATAGGTCATGAGCCATGATCGTGGCGGAACGAGTGCGGGAGCGGCTGGCGGTAAAGGGGCTTTCCCAATCCGAACTGGCTCGTCGTGTAGGTGTCACCCAAGGCGCTATCGCAAAGATCGTGAGCGGCATTTCGCAAGGATCGTCGCATCTCCACCGGGTGGCGCGGGAACTCGAAACTACCCCCGCATATCTTACCGGCGAGACCCAGGATCCTAGCTTGGGAGCTGCACCGGCGCCAACTCCAGAGACGGTCGCCGAGCAGCTTGACCTGCTCATGATCCCGGAAATGGACATTCAATATGGGATGGGCGGCGGCACGATCGTGATCGAAGGGGCCGACATGACGTCGATCCCGTTCCCCCGCGCGTGGCTGGAATCGGTCACGAAATCGCCGGTGGAGTTGCTGTTCTTCGCGCGCGGCCGGGGAGACTCGATGCAGCCGACGGTAATGGACGGCGACATCGTGCTGATCGACCGTTCCGACACGCGCATCATCGACCAGGACCGGATCTGGGCGATCGGCTTTGGCGAACTGGGCGCGATCAAGCGGGTGCGGCGGCGCGGCGGCGGTGGGTGGAAGTTGATGTCGGACAACCCGCTGGTGTCGGACGAGATGCTCGCCGACGACGAGATGTTCGTGGTGGGCCGCGTGATCTGGGTGGGTCGCAAGATCTAGGGGAAATTTATGCTATCGAGAGTGGGACGGGCTGCAGGTTGGCTTTGGGTGGCGTTAGCCCTTCTGCTAGCGATTGGCGCGGCGTCCGACCGCATGATCCTGGCTGTTGTGCTTCTGCTACTTTCTGCAGCTATGGCCGCGCCACCCTTGCGTCCCGGGCTGGCGCGATACGGCTTGCCACGGAAATGGGCCGTCACCGTTGGCTTCATTTCCGGCTTTGCTGGCTTTCTGACGATCGGGGCAATGGCCAAACGTCCTGATTTGCCCATTACCGGAACGACTTCTCAGATCGCTATGGCGGAACGTGGGAAGGCGCCTGCGGTGCCGGTGGCGAAGGTCAGCGTCCCGATAGTCTCGCCTCAGAAGGAAGCCTATCTTGCGCAACTTCGGCGCGAGATCGCGTCGCTGCGCAAATATGAGCTTCCGCTCAAGGAAGAGATTGCGAGCAAAGAGATGATTCAGCTGCAATTGGCTGCGATCGGGGCCTGGGCAAAGGTGTACGCGGACGGCTCGGACATGGCTCTTATTGGCTCCGATGAGGCGGAGCGGCAAACTTTCAAATCATTGCTTGCCGGCGTGCAGAAGCGGCTGTTTCCTGCGCTGCGCAAGGCGGAGGGGCCCGTCTTGGATAAAGCGCTTTGGGAGAGTGATATCGATGTTGCTACACTCGGTGCGGGGTTCAACACGATGCGGTTCACGGGGGGCCTGTTCGCTGCCAATCGCAATATCAAGTCGGTTCAAGATACCTTCGAAGAAACAGCCTCCCTGCTGCGGTTCAAGCGGGTAAATTATGAGTGGTATCGTGGTGCAGGATCGCAGGGTTATGACATGAGCCCGATCGGCGACGATGACGTGGCTTCATTGAGCGTCGCGGGTTGGACGGCGCTTCCATGATACTGAGGATGGTTCCCGACCACGATCAGTGGCCAGTGACGCCGGTGCAGGATATCTAACCCCCGGTTCATTGGGGACAAGCAATGGCGTGACGCGGCGATCCAAGCAATGCTGGGTGTTCGCGGTTCCGGCTTGACGTGACTATGTAAATCACACATAGTGTGGCCATGCAGATCGAGTTCGACCCCGCCAAGGATGCGATCAACCGGGAGCGCCACGGCGTCCCGCTGGCGCTGGGCGCGGCGATCTTCGACGATGCGGATCATCTGGTGATCGCGACCGTCCGCCCCGAGGATGGCGAGGATCGTTACAAGGTGGTGGGTCTGGTGAACGGGCGGCTTCACACCGGCGTGCATGTCATGCGCGGTGCGGTCGTCCGGTTCATTTCGGTGCGCAGGAGCAACGCTGGTGAAGAAAGAGCCTATCATGGCCATTGAGGCCGATCCGAACGATCCGGAGGACTTCGCCGTCGACGCGGCGGCGGTCGAGCGGGCGCAGATGGGGCGGACGATCCGCAAGCTGCGCAACCGGCTGGGGCTTTCGCAGGATGCGTTCGCCGAGCGATACGGGATCCCGGTCGCCAATATCCGGCAGTATGAGATCGGCAGGACGATGCCGCCCCCGGCGGTCCGGTCCTATCTGGTGGTGATCGATCGCGAACCGGAGATGGCGGCGGCGGCGTTGCACCGCACAGCGGCGTGATCAGGCGGCTTCCAGCGAAAGCGTGCTGCTCAACCCGCCGTTGCCGTCCAGCGTATGCGTCACCTCCGCGATTAGCCATGAGGCGGCATCGATCTCGCTCTTGAATCCCGTCACCTTCAGGCGCTGTTCGGGGTGCAGATCCGGCCGGCCGAGCGCCGGCGCAAGAGTCAGCTTGCGCGGCGCGCGGGCGGCGCGGCCCAGCTCGGCCGAGGCGGCTTTCTTGGCGGCATCCTCGCTCGCATAGACCTTGGCCAGCTTGCGTGTCTTGCCCTCCGTTCCTGCGGTCACGCTCTGCTTTTTCGCAGTGGCGCGATCGTGCCAGTCGGCGGTGACTCCGCTGGCCTCGTCGCGCTTTTCGACGGTGTAGCTGTGCTGGTCGCCGTCCTGTCGGCGGAAGGTGGCGGTGGGGATCGTCCGGCCGGACGCGGTGACGCCCGCGCCGATCGCCGCGAAGATCAGCCGCCCCGCCTTGATCGTGGCCACGGCGTCATGCTCCCGGCCGAGCCGCTTGAGTAGCGCCAAATCGCCTTCGCGGCTTTGCGCCAGATACGGCACCGGGATCGACGCCAGCGCCGGCGCGACATGCGGCTCGAGCGCCTGGCGCTATGCGATTTCGGTGACGATCGCGCCGAGCGTGGTGGCGCGCCAGCTCTGTTCGCGGCGTGCGCGGCCGGCGCTGGTGAAGTCGGCGGCGCGCGCGCGGATCGTGATGCGGTCGGGCGGGCCATCATGGGCGACCTCGTCGACGACAAAGCTGCCCTTGTCGATCAACCCGGGTTGCACCTGACTGCCGCTCGCCCAGCCGAGCGCGACCGACAGTCGCGCGCCGGCGCGCGGGAGCGCCATGCGCCCGTCGCTGTCGTCGATGACGACGTCGAGCTGATCGGCTTCGTCGCCGCGTTTCTCGGTCAGCGTCAATGACACCAGGCGCGGGGCGAAGCGGGCGGTCAGGTCGGTGCCGTCGAGCAGGACGCGGAAGGCGGCGACGTTGGCGACGAACGACGTCTGCCCCATCAGAACAGACCGAAGCTGGCAATGCCCAGCGGTTCCGCCGTGGCGGCGCTGTCGTCGACGCGGCGGAGATCGATGCCGAAGTCGATCTGGCGCGCGGTGCCGTCGGCATGGAACTCGCGGTGGCGTTCGTCCAGGCCGGTGATGACATAGGCGCCGTACGCTCGGCCGGAGCCGTCGACCAGCGACCATGCCTCGCCGCTGGCCCCCATGTCGCGCAGCTGGTCAAGCGACGCCTGTCCATCCTGCAGCTCGGCGATGGCGGACCCATTGAGCGCAATGGTCTCGTCGCCGACCCCGAGGAATTGCGAGGCGTCGCGCGCACCGACGCGGGCCTGCTGCGCGTGGCGGTAATCGGTGCGGCGTTGCAGCTCCTGATAGGCGAGCGTTGGGAGGCTGAAGAGGAACAGGCCGAGCGACATCATCATGGTGAATTATCCGTCCTGGGAGTCGGCGTAGGTCGAGCGGGCGCGGGCGGCCTTGTCCCGCTCGATCTTGCGAAGCGCCTGTTCGAGCAACCGCACGATCATCTGTTCGTCCTGGCCGGGAGCAGCCTGGACTGTGATGTTGTAGGTGTCGCCGCCATAGCTCCCTGCACGGGAGGCGCCTCGGCCGCTCGATCTGAAACCGGCCTCGCTATGGTCGGCACCCCGAGGAGCCATGCGCGGGGTGGCATCGATGGCGACCTTTGCAGTGGCCATGGCGGGGGCCGCTGGTAGCGCCAGCGCGGCTGCCATGGTGGGCGCCAGGCGCCTGATCCGGTCGATCGGTCCGCGTTCGCCGCCGGCCAAGCCCAAGGTCAGGCCGTTCATGACGTGGCCGCCCAACGCCCTGAAGACACGGCTGGGCGAGCGGATAGCCGCGCCGTCCTTGAACCCGCCGGACAGCGAAGACGCCAACGCCTTGCCGGCGTTCCACAGTCGCCCTGGCGCGCTCTTGATCCCGTTCCACAGGCCCTTGATGATCATGACACCGAAGTCGAAAAACATCGTCGGCAAGGTGATGAACGCCGCGCGCATCGCACCCTTGAACGCGTTGATCGCCATGTTCCAGCCGCTCACCAGCATCGCCGGCAGCCGCGTGGTCAGCCACGCCCACGACCCGGTGACGGCGCCAGTGAGCATGTTCCAGGCTGCGGTCCACCCGGATGCCAGCAGGCCAGGCAGTGTCCTGGTCAACCAACCATAAGTGGCGGTGCCGAAGCGCACGAGCGCGCCGAACGCATAGCCGATGAAGTAGGCGATCCCCTTCCAAACATCGAGCAGGCTCAGCGAGAAGATTGCCTTTACCCCGCTCCACATGTTCTGGAAGACGCCGGTGACCGCCGCGCTGGCGGTTGCGAACCGGGTCTGGATCCCGGTCCACAAGTTGCCGAAGAAGCCGCCGATCGCGCCCCAATTGCTGTAGATCAGGTAGGCAGCGGCGCCGAGCGCCACGATCGACGCCACGACGGCGGTGGCGATGCCGACGACGGGCAGCAGCCCGACCCCGAGCGCCGTCGCCACGAACGACAGGGCGGCAAACGGCGCCATGACGGCCGCCAGTGCGATGGCCGCGCCGCCGAAGACGAACAGCAGCCCGGCCACCGCCGCGGCGAGGATGGCGATGCTCTTGGCGGCGCGCGGGTTGCGGTCCGCCCAGGCGCCGAAGCGGTCCGCCAGCTCGGCCGCCTTGGTCATCAGCGAGGTCGCGGCGGGCAACAGCACCGAGCCCATGGTGAGGCCGAGTGCCCTGGTCGCAATCTCGTAGCGCTTGGCCTGTTCGGCGCCGTCCTTCAGCCGTTCGGCAAAGTCGGTGTCGGTGACGCCTTTCGCATTCATGGCGTCGTCGCGGATCCTGCGAAACTCGGCCAGGTTCTCGAGCAGCGGGCGAAGCGCGCCCTGGACCTGCGCGTCGCCGAACAGATAGGAGAGCTTCGAGCGGTCGCCCTTCAACGCCTTGTCGGTCAGCTCCGTGATGGCCTCGATCGGCGCTTTGCCCTCGGCCGCGGCCTTCTTCAACGCGGCGGGAAGATCGATGCCGAACTTCGCGAAGTTCTGGTTGGTTTCCTTCGACCCGATCTTGGTGAGCAGGTTGAGCAGGTTGTTGCCGGCGGTGGCGGCATCGCCGGCGCCCTTGCGCGCGATCTGTGCGCCCGCCGCCAGGTCCGCGACCGCGCGCGTGCCGGTCTGGCCGAGCGCTTGATAGGCGGCGGTGAGCGCCGGAAACTGGCCGGCCATATCCTTGATCTCGAACGCGCCGGATTTTCCGGCGGCGGCCATGATGTCGATGACCTTGGCGGTTTGCGCGATCGGCACCTTGAGATTGTCGTTGGCGGCAAAGGCGGCGGCCGACAGATCGCGGATCTCCGCCTTGTAAGCGGTAGCGCCGCGGCCGATCGGCTTCATCATGGCGACCGCCTTGCGCGGATCGAGCCCAAGACCGGACAGCACGTCGACCCCTTCCTGGAGCGCGTCGGGAAGCTGGTTGGCGGCCTTGGCGGCGGCGATGAGGCCGAGGCCCATCTTGCGCGCTTCCTCGCGGCTCAGATTGGCCTTTTGGGCGATGTCGGTCATGACCGACTGGTAGGCCATTGCTTCGCGCACCGACCCGGTGACCGGGCGGGCCACGGCAATGCCGGCCCCGACGCCGGCGGCGCCGGAGGCGAGCGCGCCGGTGGCGATGTTCATGTTGCGGCCGAAGCCCGCCCGTGCGGTCGACAGGCGACGGCTGCGATCGGCCAGCGTCTGCATGCGCCTGGTCTGTTCGGACAGCTCCTGGTTGGTCCGACTGGCCTCCTGGCGCAACTCGCGTTCGTGGCGGGTGAGATCGGTGGTGGCAATGCCGGTGGCGCGCAGCCGGTCGCGCAGCTCGCCGAGCCGGTGGGTATTGGCCTGGTGCTGCGTCTCGAGGCCGGCGGCCTCGCGCTTGGCCTGGTTGAACTCGGCGCGCAGCTTACGGCTCGGCGCCTCCGTCTGCGCCAGCGCGCGGCCGAGCGCTGTCACCCGCGTGCGCGCCGCATCGAGCGCGGCCTCCGACGTCTTCAGCCCGCCCTTCAGCTCGCGGAAGCCGGCAATATCCTTCTGTGCGCGGTCGATAGCCTGGAGCCGATCGCGCATCGCCTTCAACGAAGCGGCCGCCTTGGTGGAGCCGCCGGCGAGATCGCGAAGCGGCCGGGTGAACTTGTCCGACGCTTCGAGCAGCATGCGGATCCGCAGGTTGCGATCGGCCACGGCGGTTCCTTACTGATCGAGATTATGGCGGGCGATGGCACGCGCGCGCCACTGCATCAGCTCGGGCAGGCTCATCTGATCCATGACAGACGGCGACCAGTGGAAGACGATCGCCAGATCCGCCATCGGCTCTTCTACGCGGTCGGGAAGTCCGCCTTCGCGGCTTTCGGCAACAAAAAATCGATGACCTCGCTACCGAACTGCATCAGGTCGGCCGGGTCCATGGCGGCGACGTGCTGCTTGTGCAGGATCGGCGATGTAATGCGCGGCGCGATGGTTTCGAGCGACGCATAGTCACCCTGGCCTAGCGCGACGAGGGTCAAGCCGCGCAGCTCGCCGGCGCCGGGCTTCCGCACCGTTACGGTCGTGCCAGCCTGGTGGACGACGGTGTCGGCGACCTTGATGTCATAGTCGAGCGTGAAGCTGGCGAGGGCGACGGTGGACGTATCAGTCATGGGACGGCTTTCGATCTAGGAGGCGGAGGGGATGCCCGGCCGGTGCCGAGCGGGGGTCAGATGCCGAGCGCGTTGCGCCGCTGCTCGAGAAGGTCGATGCCGTTCACGATCTCGACCATGTTGATGACGTCGACCTCGATCAGCGTCTCGCCGTTCCAGATCATCTTGTAGTAGGCGAGCGCGAGCTTGGTCTTCTGCTCGGTCTTCTCGCCCACCTTCTGTTCGCCGGGGTCCAGCTCCTCGGTGCGACCGCGCACGACATGCTCGACCACGTCCAACTCGCCCGTATCGTCATTCTGGTAGGTGCCGACCAGGCGCAGCATCTGGCCGGAGATGCTGCCGCCATATTGCGCATAGAGATCGCGCATCGGGCTGGCGGTGACGATCTCGCATTCCAGCGCCTCGCCACCCATGTCGATCTTGACCGGCCGGTCCATGCCGCCCGAGCGATGATCTTCGAGCTTGCGGACCAGCTTCGGCGGGGTGAACGCCATGGCATCGCCGACATAGGCAGCGCCGGCGTTGAAGATCATGATGTCCTTGATGTTGCGCGGAAAGGCCATGCGGGGCTCCTGTCGGTCGAATCGGGCGGGCTAAGAGGCGATGCGCCGCGATCAGGCGGCGTTGGCGGCGACGCCGGCGGCGAGATCGGCGAAATAGCTGTCGGTGATGCGCTGGATCAGCGTCATCGATTCCAGCGGCGGCGTCGGGGTGTAATCGTAATCGATCGTCACCTTGCCGGCCGACAGGCTCGTCGTCGGGTTCTTGGCGACGTCGAACCACGCCTCCCCGCCCAGGATCAGCCCGGCGGTGCGCAGCTGGCGCAGCTCCGCATTGATGATCTCGACGATGTCGCGCACCAGGCTCGGCCGCAGCGGCTTGTCGATCGCCCAGGTCATGCCGGCGGCGATCGTATCCTGCAGCACCTGGGCGGTGCGGGTCGCGCTTTCGAACGCGAACAGCGGGTCGGCCGAGCAGGTGCGCTGACCCCAGATGCGGAAGCCGCCGCCAGTGCGGACGATGGTCGAGACCTGCGCGGCGTTGAGCAGGTTCGCCTCGCACGCCGGATCCTGGATATCGAACTGGATATCCTTGGTGGTGCCCAGCACGCCCAGGACCGGGACATTGCTGATCGTCTTGTTCCAGCCCTGCTCGGCATCGATCGCGGCGCGCAGGCCCATCGCGCGGGCGGTGGCGAAACTGGTGGCGTTGGCGCCGGTGGCGGCATCGAACGCGATGAAATCGGGGGTGAGCAGCATCAGCTCGCGCGACGCGAAGCCGCCGCGGTAGGTGATGGCGGCGGCGATGTCGGCGCCGATCGCGGCGGCATAGACCATCGCGCGCAGCTTCTTCGCGATCACAGTCAGCGCGGTGGTGACCGCCGCCGTGTCGAGGCCAGGCGCGCCGAGGATGCGCGGTTTGATGCCGAGCCGGCCCTCGGCCGCGAGCAGCGCCTGCATGCCCGTCTTTAGCCCTTGTGGCGTCGTGGTGCCGATGACGCTGGCGTTCGTGGCGGCGGCGTCTGCACCGGGGGCGACGCGGATCACGATCAGGACCGGCCGCGCCTGATCGGCGATGGCGCGGAGCGCGCCGTGGAGCGTGCCGGCGACACCGGCCTTCCCGATCGCGGCGTCCAGGTCGGTGATGAGGACGGGCGTGTCGAGCGGGAAGACGGTCGCATCGGCATCGGGCGCGGTCGCGAGCAGGCCGATGACGGCGGTGGCGACGGTGACCAGGCTGCGCTGGGCCGCGCTGGTCTCGGTAACGGAAATGCCGTGCGAATAGGCCATGCGGAATCCTTTCAGGCGAGCGAAGCGGAGGTGTAGGAGACGTCGAGACGGACGCGGGTGCCGGCGCCGGCGGGGGCGAGGACATCGAGACGCTGCGCATCGAGCGAGAGGACAAAGGCCCCCGGGACAGCGCCCGCCGCCAAGGTCACCGCCAGCAGGCGGATGCGCGGTTCCCAGCGGAGCAGCGCCATGGCGGTCGCGGCATAGATGCGCAGGCGCAGCGCCGGGGTGACGGGCCGGTCGATCAGGTCGGGAAGATCGGAGCCATAGTCGCGGAGCGCGACGCGCGATCCGATCGGCGTGAACAGGATGTCGGCGACCGACTGGCGGAGATGGTCGGCGCCGGCGAGCGGCTTGCCGGTGCGCGCGTCCATGCCGGTCATGGCAGCGCCAGCGGTGCGAGCGTCTTGGCTGGGCCAGATTGGACACCGGGATGGACATGCTTGGCCAGGCTGATCCCGGCGCCCTTCACATCGCCATCGACATCGGCCTTGCCGCCGACGTCGAGATCGTCGCGGACGCTGAGCGTCCCCCAGATTTCGACCGGGCCGACCAGCGTGATGCCGTCCGGTGCCTCGATCTCGGCTCGGCCGCCGGCGGGCAGCTTGGCGACCAGCCGATGCGCCGCAGCGTCGTAGCTGATCTCGGCGCCGTCGACGAAGCGCAGCAGCTCGACATCCTCGGCCGCGGCCGGGGCAGGATTGGCATCCGAATAGAGGCCGAGCAGCACGACGCCGGCGGCGGTGTCGCCCTCCGGGCAGAGCAGAAGGCATTGCTCGCCGATGGTCGGTGGCGACCAGGCCGCGGTGCCGCCGGCGCGGAACGCCAGCCACGGCACCTCGTCAGTCAGCAGATTGCCGATCCGGACGATGCAGGTGGCGTTGGCGTGATCGATCGACGCGACGATGCCCGTACGGATGACATCGCCGATCAGGCGCTGGAGGTCGGCAGGGTCGCTCATGGTGCCGAACCATGGCGCGCGCGCCGATTTCGTGCGCGGCCCCGGTCTTGTAGAATGCGTTTCTACAAGGCTCGACGGTTCGGAGGAGCATCGATCGCGGCCTCAAGCTGATCGCCCAGGACCGCCATCAGAGCGGAGAGATCGCCGCGCGAGACCGGGGCTTCGCCGCACCAGGTCACCGTGCCGCCGTCATGGAGCAGGTCGGCCAGTCCCCGCATCGCATCGCGCACGGTGATCAGGCGCGCATGCGGGTCCGGATCGATGACGTCCCGCGATCGATCGACCGGGCTGATATCCTCGGTGGCCAGCAACCGCATTTCAATGCACCCGCGACGGGATGCGAAGCGGTCGGACCGCAAGCACGGCCAGCTCGGCGCGGTGCAGGCGTTCGATCAGTTCGTCGCGGGCGCCCGTCACCACCGCGCAGCGGATGGTGCAGCGTGCGCACCCGATCGCACAACCGGGCGTGTCGCGGAGGAGGTCCGCGTCCTGCCATTCGGGCAAGACTATGCTATGGCTGCGCTCAGCTTGGGCCATCGGGTAAGCTCCGTGGTTCGAGTTAGGAGCGGGAGAGCGCTGTAACGCTCTTCCGCTTCCGCATTTCTGACGTTATAAACTCCGCATGTCAATTGTTGCCGTCAAAAAGGTAGGACGTCCAAAGGCGGACACCGAAGCTGTCACTGTCAGGGTGGAGCGCCGCATGCTCGCCGCCATTGATAGCTGGATCGCGCAACAGCCGGACGCGCCGTCCCGACCGGAGGCGCTACGCCGACTGGCGCGCAAGGGTTTGGACCTATGATATGGTCCCCAATCATAGACACATTGAACGGCATCGCCTTAACGCTGGCGATCGTTGCGCTTATCAACTTGATCAAGCTGCGCCGTACGATCGGTGGGGCTGAGCCGCTCATACAGGGACATCAGGCGGAGGATCTCGATATACGGCGCCGGCGTGCGGCCAAGCGGTTCAATGAGCGACTGAAGCTCCTAGCGAACTTTTTGAACACGGTCGGTGCGGCATGCCTGTTAACGATCCTTGTGGTTCCTTTTGCTACAGCGGACGTTGTACGAGAACCTGTGCTAAGAGCGCTGTTCGGTACAGGCATCGCAGCCGTACTGCATATCAGCGCACAGCTTGTGCTGTTCGCGTGGAAGTCGGAGGAGTGAAGCGTATGGAACTGCCGATTGCGATCGCATCCTGCGCGTTCCTGCTCGCCACTCTTTCGGTCGTAATCGTTCAGCGTGCCTCGCGTGCGTTCGACCGTAAATATCATATCGGCGGGGAGTAGGCGCTGAGGCGGATAGTAATCCGCCCCGCTCCTAATCGTTTGCCGCTTCCAACAGGATGCTCCTCTCGTTCGAGATCAGCAGCTCGGCGGCCTTGGTCGGCATGCCGGAACCAACCGTGTAGATGGTCGGCACCGGGACCATGCAGAAGCCGGCGAAGATCGTCCGCACGTCCGGATTGTCGTTGATCGACAACAGGAAGCCGCCCTTGATCGCGCGCAGCTGCGCCGCCAGGCGGGCGAAGTCGTCGGGTGCGAAGACCCCAGGGCCATAGTCCCCTTCGCACTGCCAGTAGGGCGGATCGAGGTAGAAGAGCGCGCCGTCGCGGTCATATCGGCGAATGAAGTCGCCATAGGGCAGACGCTCGATCGTCACGCCCTGGAGCCGGTCATGCAGATCGGCGAGCATGGGTTCGAGCTTGCCGACGTCGAACCGCGCCGGGTTGCTCGCATCGACGCCGTAGGTCCGCCCGGCCACCCGCCCGCCGAACGCCAGCCGCTGCAAATACAGGAACCGGCAGGCGCGTTGCAGATCGGTCAGCCGTTCCGGATCCTGCCCGAGCAGGCGTTCAAATTCGGCGCGGCCGGCGACACGGAAGCGCAGCATGTCGATCATGTAAGGATAATGCTCGGCAAGACAGCGGAACAGGCCGGACACGTCACCGCTGATATCGTTGATCGCCTCGGCGCGCGGCCGGCGCGTGCGGCGCAGGAAGATGCCGCCCATGCCGACGAAGGGTTCGGCGTAGCTGGTGTGCGGCGTGCGATCGAGGATCGCGCAGATGCGCTTGGCGAGGTTGCGCTTGCCGCCGATATAGCCGGCGACGGGTCGCGTGGGGGCGACGGGGAAAAGGTCGATAGACAAGTAGGATTTCCTGCAAGAGATGGCGTCCCGGCCGGGTCCACTGGCGGGGGATGCGCGCGTGCAGGCGCTTCAGGATCGGGGCACCGTTCCGCCCCTATTCGGGCCAGCCGTCCTCGACATCGACCGGGGTGCCGGCCGCGATCCTATCTTTCAAGTCCCAGCTATGCGCCAGGATCGCGCGGCCCCAGCCGGCCATGCCGAGCAGCACGTCCAGCCCCTCCTGATAGGTGACGGTGATCGTGGCATTCGACGCGGTCCGGAAGCTGGCGTCTACGACGTCACCGAAGCCGGCCGCGACTGCGGCGGAATAGCTGATCTGACTGGTGAGCCAGTTGGTCTTGTCGTCGACGTCGCGCAGCTGGAGACGGTGGCCCGCGAACGCCGGTGACGCCGGCGCATAGCCGCCCAGGAACACGCGCTGGGCGCGCGCATCGACCGCGTCGCGGCGCGCGGCCATGGCAGCGGCGGCACGGGCGGCGAGGATGTCGGCCGCGATCGGCGTCACCCGCCAGTCGCCATCCACCCAGGCGATCGTCTCGATCTCCGGATCGATCGCAGGCGCGGCCGGCGCTTCGACCCAGCCGCAGGCGACGCGGCCGTCCGGATTGTTGGCGAGGTCCGACCAGAGATTTTGATCGGCATCCTGGTCGAAATAGGGGAGCGGTTGCGGTTCGCCGCCGGCGCGCATCCAGAGCGTCATCCGTAGAACTCCATCACGATATAGCCGTCGCCGCCCCCGCCACCCGGCGTGAATTCAGGACGCGGAACACCGCTGCCTCCGCCGCAGCCCAGCCGCCCGGCATAGCCGGAGCCGTCGCTCGGGTGGCCGCCATATTCACCGCCACCGCGAAGGCCGGAGCCGCTGGCACCGGTGAAATTGCCGAACGCGAAGCCCGCGCTTCCGATCATCGTCAGGTCGACCCCATCTGCCCCCGGCTGCGCGTTGTCGCTGTTCGGTCCCGGCGAGACGAACGGAATCCCGATCTTCCCGGCCTTGGCGGTATAGCCAAGAGCCGAACTGTCTTCAGACGGGTAATATTGGTTCGCAGGGAAGCCGTTGCGCCCGCCGCGGCCGATCGTCACCGTGACGCTGCTGTCGCGCAGCCGAATGAACCGGCGTTCGGTCTGGGCCTCGCCCCCACCGTTGCTACCCTGATTGTTACTTTGCGCACCGCCAGCGCCGCCCCCGCCGTTCCTCTCGAACCGCACCATCGTCGTGCCGCGCGGGACGGGCACGACGATGGTGCCGGGTTCGACACGACGGAACGTGCCGAGCCGGCGAAGCTGGCTGGTCGCGGTGGTTGCCGGGTTGGCAACGCGGCCCGCCATCAGACGCTCCGCTTCGCAGCGGTGTAGCTGGCATCGACATAGCCAGCCCCGGAGCGGTCCCACAGCTCATAGCCGGCGGGCAGCAGCAGATCGGTTTCGACATCATAGGGCGCGCCGCCAAGGTCGACCAGATGACCGCGCGCGCGGTAGCAGGCATTGCTGCCATCGGCTTTGCGGATGCGCAGATCGAACGCGTCGTTGCCGCCACCATTGTTGGAGATCCGAACGCGGACGCGCCATTCCTCGCCCGCCGGCACCGGGCCAAAGGCGCGGGCGAGCAGGGTCGAGGCGGTGTGGTTGACGGGGTCGACGGTGGCGGCGGTCATGGGTGCATCCTCATGCGAAGAACCAGCGGTCGACGGCTTGCGCGTCGAGCTGCGCGCGGACCTTGCCGAGGTCGGTGCTGACCAGATCGATCCGGCTGTCGAGATCGTCGGAGATCGCGTCGAACTGGAGATCGAAGGCGGCGAGGATTTCCGCCTTCATGATCGTGATCGCGTTGTCCGCGACCCACCGGTCATGGACCTCCGCCAGCTCGGCCGCGAGCGCATTGGCGCGTTCGACCACCGGTTGCAGCGCCGCCACCAGTCGCGCCAGCCCGACATCGCGCAGCTCGGCGAGTGCGATTTCATAATCGGGCTTGAGCGCGAGCGCCTGGCGCAGCGCGGCCGCAATATATTCCATCGCGCGGTTCATGCGCGCGGGCGAAGCATCGCGGTCGCGCTGGAAATCCAGCTCAGGCGGGAGCGACATCGGTCACCAGCTCGGCTGCGATCATCGCGTCCAGGATGTCCTGGTTGACCGTGTGGTCATGGCCGGGCTTGTAGTCGAACCCGGCGTGCGGAAAGACGCGCGCGAGGCCGACCTTGTAAAAGCCCGACTTGGAAACCTTGTATGTCGTGACCATGGTCGATGCTCCTTAAAGGGCGAAGTCTTTGCGCCAACCGAAGTGGAAGGTGCGGAGCGCGGAGTCCGTGGTCGCGTCGAACTGGATTTTGTACGACGGCACGGCAGCGCCGAGGTTAAAGACCCATGTCCGCTCGATCGAACCGTCGTCAGCGACGACGTCGGAGAAGGATGAGGGCGATACGAGCGTGGCGTAACCTGCACCGGTGCGCAGCTTCGCGGTGGCGGTGTGATGGCCCGCCTCAAAATATTCGAGCCGGCCGATCACGCGGATCTGCGCCGAGCCCGCGCCGGGCAGCAGCCGCGGCATCGAGACATGGGTGAGGCTGAGCCGCGGCCGCGAGACGCGGACGCGTGAGCCGGTGAGTTTTACCGCGGGCATGACGTCGGGGGTGCCGGTCATGACCAGGCGGAGCGGCACGAGCGGCGGGATGTTGCCGCCGGCGCCCAGCACCGACTGCTCGGTCCGCGCCAGCGGCGTCCAGATCCCGCCGACCTGGACCTCATAGGTGAGGTCGGTCGATTTCGGGATGATCGCCTCGGCCAGGATGTCGATCGCGGTCATGCCACCGGCGAGCGACAGCGGCGCCATGTCGATGACGGCCCGCGCCGCGGTGAACTTGGCCGCGTAGAGCGAGAAGCACAGATCGCGGGTGCCGTCCCCTTGCTGATAGGCGCCGTCGAGCACGTAGAAGAGCGTGCCCTGCGGGAAATTGGTCCCTTGCGTCGTCGCGATCCAGTGATCGGCGGCCGAGATCACGACCAGCGCATAGCGCTTGCCGCCTTCGAGATAGACCGGCTGGACCGGGATGACGGTCTCGGCATTGACGAGCAGGCTGGCGCGCGGGACGGTGGTGACCGAGATCACCTTGTCGAGCGCCGGCGCGCCGCGATCGGTTTCGCACAGCGCCAGCGTGATGCCGCCGTTCGCGGCCAGGCGGGTAAAGGTCAGGCCGACCGCGTCGAGCCAGAGATCATTGGCGTTGAGGAAGGTCTCGGCGACCTGCGCGCCGGGCACGGCATGGTTGACGGTGGTATAGTCCCAATAGGGTTCCTGATACACGTCTACCCACAGCCGGCGGACGCGTACCCAGCCATGCGCGGGGCCGTCCCAATCGACCTTGACGGTCTGGAACAGCTCGCCGTTGCGCTCGAAGGTCTCGGGGATGTAGCGATCGGTGACCGCACCCCACCAACCACTGTTGGTGCAGACGGTGAATTCCTCGCCGTAGCGCGTGCGGGTCCGCGACATCATGCGCTGAACCATCTGGTGGCTCTGGTAGCTATAGGCGGCGATCTGGGTTTCGGCCTGGCGCGGGCCGACATTCATGCGCAGCTCGCGCGCATAGGCCGGGAACAGCACGTCGCCGGTGACCTTGGCGCGCGGGTTGAGCGCGTCGAAGACGGCGAGTTGGCTGTCCTTTACATCCTCGTCGGCGAAGCGGATGCCTTCCTCGATCTTCGCGCGGAAATTGGGATGGGCGAGATCGGATTCCTCCTTGTCCAGGAAGAAGTCCGCATCGCTGTCGGACGCCGCGACCGGGATGCCGGCCTGCTCCTCCAGCGTCGCCATGCGCGCGAGCAGCCGGCCGAAGGCGGCGGTGTTGACATTGTTCGCGACGCCGACCTTCAAGGTGGCGATGTCGGAGCCGAGCGCCACGATCTGAGGGCCGGCCTTGGCCTGGAACGCCTCGAGGCTGGCGGCGCGGGCGGCGACGTCGGCGACGCTGTCGAGGCGGTTGCCGGCGATCATGTCGACGCGGTCGACGCCGGTCGGGGTCAGCACGACCCGCGCGACCGCCAGGACGCCGGCGTCGAGGACGGGATCGATCGGGTCGGGGCTCTCCTGGCCGGAGGCGACGTTGATGTTGCAGAGCCGCGCCAGCTCCATAGCGACGACGCGCGGTTCGGAGGCGCCGGTTTCCTCGTTGATCAGGAATTCGCGCGGACGCGCGTCGGTCTCGCTCTCCTGGCCGAAGATCACGATCAGGACATGCTTCTTGGTCGCGATCGGTAGCGAGGTGGTGAAGTCCTTCACGAACGCGGCGTCGCGGGCGAAGACCTTGCCGGCCGAATAAAGCCGGCCAGGCTGGACGGTCACCTCGGTCGCGCTGCTGCGCGCGGCGGTGAAACCCGCATATTTGCGATCGGCGGTCACCGCGTCCGCGACGAGATCGTCCATCGATCCCTGCGCGAAATCCTGCAGCTGATTATAGTCGGCGGGATCATTGTCCATGCCGTCACGGAAGATGACGCGGCTTTGCATTATGCGGCCTTTCTGGTTTCGCCGAAGGTGAAGTCGCCGAAGCGGAGGCCCCCACCGAACTGGACCGGGCCGTGGACGGCCGTGTCGATCAGGATGGTGTCGCGGAACGCCTTGCTGACGCGCACCGCCTCGATCGTTTGGTCGAGCCGGCCGAGATCGGCGGCAGCGCGGAAGCCGGCGCCGTGCCACTTGCCCGAGCGGCGCACCGGCCGCTGGAGCGGGACCGCGACCCGCAGTTCCGCGGTGAACGGCGCCATGCCGAAACGGCCGGCGCCGTGGAAGCTGCGCGTGTGGCGGCGTGCGCCCATCCGGTCGGGGGCGTGGAGCGCGACCCGGTCATAGACCAGGAACGGGGCATGGCTGGTGCGGAGGAAGCGGGCGCGGGCGCGCGGGCCGAAGAAGGAGCGCGCGGCGGGCGCGGTGCGCGGCTGTGCGACGCGGGTCGGGCGGACGTCGACCGGATCGAGCCCGGCCTCGACCGCGAAGGACCCGGCATCGTCGCCCAGGCGCAGCGTGACCACACCCTTCGCGGCCTGGCTGCGCGTCAGATAGCCGCCGATCGCGCCCGCACCGTGCCAGCCACGGCGCGCGGTGCGCGCGATCAGCAGCCGGATCGCGGTCGCGTCGGGGGTCTCGTAGCGGATCGCGCGCTCGGCGCCCTGGTCATAGAAAGTGGCGCGGATGCCGGTGAGGTCGATGCCGCGGTTCGGGCGGAGATGGCCGCGGCCGTGGAAGTAGCGGCCGGCCGGGCCGGTGGCGAAGATGCGGTGGCTGGCGATGACGGTGCGGACGAAAGGATAGATCCGGACCTGCGGCAGGCCGTCGAGCCAGGCGGCGCGCTGCGCGTCGGTCATCGCCGCATAGAGGAAGCCGGTGGCGGGCGGGCGAACCGCGCGCAGCAGCTGCGATCCGGTCAGCGCGACATGCGCCTTGATCCCGGCGAGCGTGGTCTTGAGGCTGTGCAGCTTCAGCGCATTACGACAGACGTCGCGCTTCTGCGTTTCCGGCCAGCGATCGTCCCACAGATCGACCGACAGCCCCCAGGCGAGATGGCCGAGCAGGCCGGCCGGGCAGCTGTCCGGGTTCCAGACCGCCGCGATGCGGTCGGCGGGAAGCGCCAGGCGCTCGGCGATCGTCCCCTCGATCGCGGTCTCGAGCGCGGTGCAATTGGGCGGGAGCAGCGAGGCGGTCATGCCGCAATCTCGACGGTGACCGTCAGGCCGGTGAGGTACGGCGCCTGGTGCGGCGCGGGGACGACATCGCCGCCATCGACGATCGCCTGCTCGACGCCGCCGACCGATGCCGCAGATTCCAGCATCTGCGCATAGACGGTGTGCCCAACGCGGTGGCGGTCGGTCGCATAGAGGCGGATCGCGGCCTCGGCCGCGGCGCCGACGATGGCGGGATCGGGGCCGCGGCGAATGCGCAGGCGGACGTTGCGCGCATAGGGCAGGATCTCGGCCGAGCGCACCGAGACGATATCGGTGAGTTGGGCGCCGTCGTCGGCCGCTAGGGCCTGATAAACGCGCTGGACAGTCAAAGTGGGGACAGCACCGTCGCCGTCGCGGCCGAGCAGCACGACATCGACACGGCCCGCAGCACGCTTGATAACGGCGACGTCGCGCACGGATGGGGCGACGCGCAGCGCGGTGGCGCGGTAGCCGCCGCCGGTCAGGCCCGCCGCGGCGAGCGTCTCGGGGGCGAGCTGGATCCGCGTGCGCAGATCCGCGTCGCTTTCCAGGATGGCGGGGGCGCGATCGGTGGCGGGGATGATGACCAGGCGTTCGACGCCGTAGAAGGCGCCGAGCTGGTCGAGATCGGCGCCGGTGGCGAAAGCGAGCAGGACAGAGCGCGCGGCGTCGTTGATGGCGCCGCGCAACAGCAGCTCGCGGTAGGCGGAGATTTCGAGCAGCTTGATGACCGGATCGGACGCGACCGTCGCGTCGAAGCTCGGCAGGCGCGCCTGTAAGGCTGCAATAAGGTCGGCGCGGATCCGGTCATAGGAGAGCGGCTGCACCACCGCGGGTGCAGGGAGCCGCGACAGATCGAGCGCGGGAGATAGGAATGCGGGGTCGGCCACCGCCCTATGTCGGCCGGGGCGGGGCTCGTGGGCTATATGCCAGCCTTGTAGAGTGGGTTTCTACAAGGGCGTCTTCCGAGAGCTCATCTTATCCGGGGCCGGTAGAGCCTTGGACCGTCGTGGGATAGACCCTTTCATTTCCAGTGCGCTGCCTCCCTCGATGAACGCCTTGCGGAGGAACAGCTCCATGGCGCCGATCAGCTTTCTAAGCTGATCGGCATCTGGCGACCAACCACGATGGGCGGCCGCATTCCCTGCATCAGTTACAACCTCAAGCTGCTCGAGCTCGTTCTGACCTATACGACCTGTCTCCAGCAATTTGTCGAGCTTCTTCCTAAAGCTGAGCTCAGTATCAATCTCAAGAAGTTCAGTGGCACGATCGAGAGCGGTTCGCAGCCCTATGGCAGCGAGGATGGCAGACCCGCCCTCGGAGGCTAAATACATTTGTTCAAGAATGACTCTCAGCTGATGGTCAGTCGCTTCCAGCTGGGCAACCCACTCCGGCCGCTCCCGCGCCCCTGGATGTGGAAACGTCTGCACGGTAGGCGTGTGGCAAGCATAAGATCGTTCTTCGGCATGATCATACTCATCCTCCCATTCCTCGCTATTAGTGGCGCTCTGATGGAAGAAGACGGTTTCGCATCCTCGGCATTCAAGAAGGCTGTAGACTGTTTCCTCCCAGAAAAAGTCCTGCTCAAAACGCTGAGTGGTGGAGCCGTGAATTTTGCAGGAGCGCTTGCCGTTGCAATTTGGGCAATGGGCGCTTGTCTTCTTCGGCATGAGTCCGCCTTGAAATATGCTGATCTTTAGGCTGGCATTGATGCCAGCACCGCGTCCAGCATGATTTTTCGCTCGGTATCGGTCAGACCAAGAATCTCGCGCTTCGCATAGCGAACCTTGGCCTGACCCTTCGCCGGTGCATCCTCCCGGCCCTCTTGGTGGATACGCGCCACGCGCGCCGCCTCACCGCTGAAACCGATCCAGGCTTCCCGGTCGGTGGCGCCCGCCTGCAGATGCTTCGCCAGGCGAAGCCTGCGGAACATTGCGGCGCGTTTGATCCGGCCCTTCCGGCGCAGCCGCCCCTTTGGCTGATCTTTGGCCTTGCGCGGGGCAAACGGTGTCCCGTCCGGCTGGATCTGGGCGGCGATCCGGGTGCGCTGACTCTTTGCGATCTCGCGCGCCACGGTGCGCAGCAGCGTGCGGCGCTCGGCCGGCGCGACACCCCGCAAGAGCGCGCCCGCCAGATCCTCGAGCTGGTCGAGGCCGTCGCTCATGGCGCGGGCGGCTGGAAGGCGGGATCGCGGGTTTCGGCGATCAATTCATCGCGCAGGAACAGTTGCCACAGATTTTGGCCGCAGACGCCGGGAAAGTGATCCGGCTGGGCCGCGTCGTCGTCGAGATGGACGACGTCATAGCCGACGCCGGCGGCGCGCGGGGTGACCCGGACGCGTTCGGTCAGATCGATGTCGATTCTGACGTCCGCGGACTCTTCGTCCTGGATCTCGGTTTCGAAAGTGAAGGGCTGCTGATCCTCACGCTTGAGCAGATCGGGTTGCTGCTCGGCGATCCATGCGACGATCGGGACCATGACCGCGTCCACATTGCCGGCGAACGCAAGCAGCGTGACGGTCAGCGTGTAGCGATATTCGAACGACAGCGATGCTCCGGCGCGCGCGCCGATCGCGCCGCGCTCGACCGACATTTGCAGCCGATCGGGGTTGTCCGCCAGACCGGGGACAGCCTTGAGCAGCAGGCGGCGGAGGCCGTTTGGCTTATTCATCGGAGATCCTCACGCCATAGCCCCAAGCCCGGATCGTCTCGATCGTCAGGCCCTCGGGCAGACGTCGGCGCAGGTTGCAGATCGCGACCTTCAACTGGTCGGGGTTGGTATCTTCGCCGGTGCCGACCAGCGTCAGGCCGAGCGTCGACACATCGCCGCGTTGCGCCAGCAGCCCCAGCATTGCGATCTGGCGCGGCGACAGCTTTATCCTGACCCCCCGCCAATAGGCGGCGGGGGGATCGGACTGGACGGTGAGCGGACCGCGACGATGGGTGCCGCCGCGCACCGCGCCGCATTCGGAGCAGATCGCGCAGCTCATCCGGCATAGGCGGCAGCGCGGGCGATCAACCGTTGCTTGCCTGCGGCCCAGCCGGCCGAAGCGATCTTGGCCTGCACATGCTGTTCGGTCGCGTGCGTGCAGTCGATCGTCGAGACCGGTTCGATCGTGACGTCCACCGCATGATCGAGCGCGACCTTCGCGTTGCCGGCGAGTCGACAGGTCCATGTTCCATTCACGTTGTCGACCGGCGCGATCCCATCGTTCAGCGTAATGAACTCGCGCGTTCCACCGGCCCCGCCGTCGATGACGTAGCTGTGCCCCAGCTCCGGTTTGAAGTCGAGGACGACGCTGGTCGGGGTGCCCGCCACCGTCGCGACCTTGAGCTTACCCTTCGCGCCCGCAGGAACCGGCCAGCGATTCTCGTTGGGGCTGGCGTTCTTGAGGGTCAGGTCATGGTCGAAGACCCCCTCCATGAAGCCTTCGGCATAGACCCCGGCAGATCCGCGATACCATGCGATGACGGCCTGCCGATCGGTGGTCCCATTCGGCTCCATGAGTACCTGATCGGTGACCGTCGCGTATGAGCCGGTGGGCACAGGCCCGGCTGGGACGCTTGACGGCCCCTGCACGTAGAAGTCGGGCGTCACGCCAAACACCTGAATGTTCGGGTCTTTTGCGCGGAGGCGACCGATGCCGGTTTTTGCGTTCGCAATGAAGTTGGTGACGCCGTTGCGCCAATGCTGCAGGACCACCTGCCGGAACAGCCAGCGGTCGGTCTGGCCGACCAGAACGCCGAATTCCTCCCACGTCGACAGTGCGTCACGACCGTTGGTATTCGGTCCGAAGAACGCCCCCGGTCCCGCCCCGTAGCGGACGTTTCCGACCACTGGAACCGCACCGCCATTGGACGGGTCGGTGAGCAGATGGCGCAGCGGACCTTCGGACGAGCGTCCGTTCACGACCCGCCCATAATGTTCGATGCTGTCTCCGGCCACGACCACCGATGGGCCAGAGCTGTCGTCGACCTGCGACCACATGCCGCACACCGGATAGGCCGAGATCGAGCCGACAGCAGCGGGGGAACCGGTGCCGGTATGGAATGCGACATCGCTGATCTTGGACGCGATCAGGCGGTTGCGGTGATTGAGGCGGCGACCGCCGATCGGAACCTGATCCCAGACCCGGAGATGGAGATCGGCCGCCGGCAGCGCGCCGTGGCGGAATGCGAAAATGGCACCGGCCTCGAACACGAACGGGTTACCGGCCGCAATCGGCTGACCATTGGCGGGGTGCAGCACCGGATAGACCGTGCTGGTCGCCGGATCGAGGATATCGACGCGGTGATAGGTATTCTGGCTGGTGCCGGTGGTCGACATCGCGTCACCATTGGTGCTGCCCGAGAAATAGCGATTACCGCCCAGCAACCAGCCGCCCGTGCAGGCGCGGGGATGGTTCAGAAGCGTGGTGCTTTGCGAGAATTCGCGCTTCGTCCCGTTGGTTGCCGTGGCGCTGTCGGGGACCACCCCATAGGCGTCCAGCTCCATCGGCCAGTTGAGGCCGGTCGATGCAATCGCCATCCGCGCGGCAGCGGCGGTCACCACCACGCGAGCGGTTGCACCGGTAGCGCCGGCGGCGGCGACGGCATAGTCGGTCGTGCCGGCCGTCGACACGGTCAGGCCGATAACGCCCTTCCACCCGTTGGTCGCATCGCCGGCAACGACGACGCGGCCATCGGCCGGCGTGATCGTCGGGGTCACCCCGGCCGGAACGCCTGCGATGTTGAAGACCAGCGTCCCGGCCGGCGCGCCGGCGGTGAAGGCCAGCGGGCCGGTGATGACCAGCGTCGGCGTGACGGCCGGGGTCGCGATCGTCACGACATGCGTGAACAGCGTGGCGTTGCCCGCCGCGTCGATGGCGCGCAGATTGGCGGTGAAGGTCGGCTTGCCGGCATTGTAGGCCTGCGCCGGCAGGGTCAACGTGGTCCCGGCGAGGCCGAACAGATCCGTGTCGGCGCCGGTCCGCTTCTCGAACGTCACCGCCTCATTGGCCGCAAGGGTGACGCTGTACGCCGTGGAGGCCGCGACCGTGGCGGTTGCAGCCGACGTGACCAGCGGCGCGATCTCGTCGAGATCCGTGACGTTCACCGTCACCGCGAAGTTGGTCGCATTGCCGGCGGCATCGGTGGCGGTCAGGTTGCAGACGAAGGCGGTCTTGCCGCCTTCATAATCCTGCGCGGGCAGCGACAGGGTCGCGCCAGCGAGGGTGAACGATGCACTGTCGGCTCCCGTGCGCTTCGAGAAGGTCACCGCTTCGTCGGCGGTCAGCGTGATCGCCCAGCCGGTGTTTTCGACGACGGTGGCGGTCAGCGCGGAGGTAATGACAGGCGGGCGCGTATCCACGACGGGCGCCGGGGCGGCGACCGTCACGACATGGGTGAACAGGGTGGCGTTGCCGGCGCCGTCGAGCGCGCGCAGGTTGACGGTGAAGGTGACCTTGCCAGCATTATAGGTCTGCGCGGGCAGCGTCAGCGTGGTGCCGGCCAGCCCGAACAGGTCGCCATCCGCGCCGGTGCGCTTTTCGAAGGACACCGCCTCATTGGCGGTCAGCGTCACCGCATAGCCGGTCGCGGCTGCGATCGTCGCGGTCGGTGCCGACGTGATCAGCGGCGCAATTTCATCGACGTCGGTCACGGTGACGGTCACCGCAAAGTTGGTGACGTTGCCGGCCGTGTCCATAGCCACGAGGTTGCAGACGAACGCGGTCTGCCCGCCCTCATAATCCTGCGCCGGCAGCGACAGCGTCGCGCCCGCCAGCGTAAAGGCCGCGCTGTCTGCAGCGGTGCGCTTGACGAAGCTGACATTCTCGTTCGCCAGCAGCGTCATGCTCCACGCGGTGTTTTCGCGCGTGGTGGCGGTGAGCGGCGAGGTGATGATCGGCGCGACGCCGTCGATCGGTGCGACGATGGTGGCGCTGCCACCGATTTCGATCACTTGGATCCCGTGCATATAGGCCATGGGTTCAGTCTTTCGCGGGAGAGAGGGTGACGCCGGCGCGGCCGAGCAGCGTTTCCAGCCGCGACCAGGCGCCGAGCGCATCGAGCGCGGGGTTGAGCCAGTCGGTCAGGACGCAGTAGCGCCGGTCGGACGGGGGGCGATGGTGGCCGGCATGATGGGCGGGCGACTGGAGGATGCCGATCTGCTGCAGCACGCGCGCCAGGCGCGGCGCGTGGGCGGGCGCATGCGTCCAGCCATGCACGGTCGACGATAGCGCCGCGCCGATCGCCGCCGCCAGCAGCACGACGGACGGACCGAGCAGCAGCAGCCAGAGCGCGGCGCCGATCGCCGCCGTGATCCAGGTCGACAGGTTGCGGGTCAGCAGCGACCCGGCCAGGAAAGCCACCGGATCACGGTGATGGCGGCGATTCGGCGCGATCACGGTGCGGCCGAGCCACGGCCAGTCCTCGCGGCCGAGCCGATCCTCCCACCAGTGGACGATGCCGCCGAGCAGATCGGCGATGAGCCAGCCGACGAGCAGCTGACCGATGATCGCGAACAGGTCCATCATCTGGCCTCCGGACAGGAGGCGGGATCGTTCCAGTCGATCAGGCGGCCGAGCTGGCGGGCGAGCGCGGCATAGGCGGTGGCCAGCCGGATCGCTGCGAAGCGGACGGCCGGCGGCATGGTCGCCTCCGCATCGCGCGGGAAACCCTCGGGTGCGACCGGGCAGGCGAGCAGCTCGGCCGGCGGGCGGGTCGGCGTGGCGACCGCGACCGCGCTCGGGGCGGCGGGCCTAGCGGGCTGCATCGCGCAGCCCGGCAGTGCGATTGAGAGCATCGAACCAATCGCGACCGACGCGATCGTCCGGACCGACCTTGGCATTGGCATTCTCCATGATGGTGGCGGCGGCGCGCGCATCGCGGGCGGCGCGGGCGGCCGTGGCGACGTCGCGGGTGCGCTTGGCGTCCTGTTCGGCGATGGCGTCGGCGAGCAGCCGCGCCGTGGATATGGCGGCGTCGTGGCGGAAGGCGACGAGCGCGCGGATCTCGGCCTCGCAACGGGTGCCGCGCGGATAGACCAGCACCGTGCCGACCGGCGTCGCCGGATCGACGGCGCTGGCGGCGAAGGGGACGGCGGTGGCCGCGCAGGTGCGATCCGCCCAGGCGATCAGGCCGTCGCGTTCGGCTCGGACATGTGCCCCCCAGGCGTAGAGCGTGGCAGCGGCGGCGGCGACCGCTAGCAGCAGCAGCCAGCGGCCTTGGCCGGCGACCAGGCCCCACGCCCATTTGGCGGTGGCGACGATCACAGCGCCAGTTCCTTGACCAGGTCGGCGACCTCGAAGCACGGGCAGTTCTTCAGCCATTCGAACTTGTCGATGCGTCCGTTGGCGTTGACGTCGGGCGACCAGTCGCGATGGCCGAGGATCTTCGCCTTGGGGAACTGAACGCGCAGCGCCTGCAACAGCAGCGCCATGGACTCGCGCTGGGGGGCGGTCCGCGTGTCAGCGGCCGTCTTCGCATCCGCCTCGACACCGCCCACATAGCAAATGCCGATATTGCCGCTGTTCTTGCCACCGACGTGCGCGCCGCGCTGGTCGTGGCGCAGCGTCTGCACGACGTTGCCGTCCAGCTCGATCACATAATGATAGCTGGCCTGGCCGAACTTGGCGGTATCCCATTTAGAGATGGTCGCCGCCTTCACGTTGCGGCCGCGCGGGGTCGCGGCGCAGTGGATCGTGATGGCGGTGATGGCGTTCGGGTTCATCCATGCGACGGACATCAGGCGGCGTCCTTCTTCCGCGCGATCCAGTCGCGCACCACGGTGGGAAGGGAGGCGATCATGTCGATCAGCGCGGCGGCGAACTTTGGCGCAGCCTTGTAGGCGATCATGGCCAGCACGAAGCCGACCGCCTGACTGACGAACTGATCGAAATGGAACCACGATGTCAGGCCGAGCGTGACATAATAGGAGACCAGGATGCCGACGACATAGGCGATCAGCCGGTCGCGCCAGTCCATGCCGCGCTCATAGAGCTGCGCCACCAGCGAGCCGAGCGCGGCCGGGGCGAGCGCCGAGCAGGCCGCCTTGGCGGCATCGGCGAGATCGAGGAAGGGGGTGGCCATGCGATCAGTCCCAGAGATTGACGACGGCGCGGGTCGCGGTGGTCGGAGCGGAGAGCGGCACGCGGATGGCGGTGCCGATCGGCAGCACCGCGCCCAGCCCGGCCACCCCGGCGTTCGCATCCAACAGCGCGGGGAGATCGGCCGGGCCGAGGCCGCGTTCGCGCCAGGCGAGTTCGTCGAGCGTGTCGCCCTGGCGCGCGTGGAGGATATCGTCGGCCATCAGATCAGATCGACCGTGGTGCGGTCGCGGCCGAGCAGATCGCGGATGGCGTGGCGGCCGTCGCGGCGGAGATCGTCGGGCGTCTGATCGAGCGCGTCGGCCTTGCGGTCGCCGGCGGCGGTGGTGTCGATGTCGCGGTAGCGCTCGACCAGCTCGGCCTTGGCGAAACAGGCGACGGCGCGGATGTAGAGGATGGTGTTGCGGCTCTGGCCGTCGAGACGCGGCGCGGGGATGGCGGCGAGCGTGGCGTGGCCTTCGGCTTGGCGCGCGGCCTGCCATTCGACCAGGTCGTTGCTGACGGTCAGCACCGCGCCGACCGCCGCCGATCGCAGCCGCTCCGGGGTGACGGACTCGCGCACGCGGATCTCGCGGCGCAGCCGTGCCAGGTCGATGTCCGGCAACCAGCCGTCATTGACGATCGGCGCGTCGATCATCGGAACGGCGGGTGGAATGACGGACGTCCCGCAATCGTCCGATCCGCCGCTGTAGACGAACCCGCTCATGCGAGCATCAGCCGGGCGAAGCGGTCACCGGCCAGCACGAACAGGCCGAGCCCGACCGTGATGTAGAAGATCATCGACAAGAGCAGGATCAGGCGGCGATCGGCGGGGATGTCCGGATGGTCCGCGCAGGCCAAGGCAGCGCTGGCGACGATCTGCACGGCGGCCAGCGCCATGAACAGCATCAGCAGGGCGGCGGCGACGAACGTCATGGTGCGATCCTTGGTAGTTACGGGGGTGGGGATCGGGACGTGCCGCGGCCCTCAAGCCCCGAAGGGCTCCTCCCGCGTCGTGCGATCCGTCCCCGAGCGCCGGGGGGCGAGCTGGTTAGGCGGCCGGTGGGCCGGATTGTTCGGTGTCGGCCGGGGGCGCCGGCGGCGTGACGTCGGTAGCGGGCGGGGCTTCGGGCGCGACCGGGGGCGCCAACAGCAGCTTCTCCAGCCGCTTGATATGGCCCTTTACGCCGCTGCGATCGTGGAGCGCCTGCGCGCGGCGAAGCGGCGCCAGCGCCCGTTCGGTGAGCCCACGATATTCGGGGCCGGCCGCGTCGAGATCGTCGGCTTGGCGGATCAGCTCGACGCCGATCGCCTTCATCAGCTTGGCGCGGATTTCGTCGTGCATGTCGGCATGCGCGGTGAGTGCGTCGACCTCTTCCAGGATCTCGAGCGAGAAGGGTTGGTCGGCCGCCTGCGCCTTCAAGGCTGCCTCCGCCATCTCCTCCGCGATCAGCGCCGGCGCCGACCGATTGTAGCGCACGGGCAGCGGGATATCGTGGCGCAGAACATAGGCGGCGAGAGGGAGCGCGCCGGCATAGTCGCCGGCATCGATCCGCCAGATCATGACGGTCGGCAGGATCTCTCCGCCGACCGCATGATCGGCATCTTCGGAGGCGGCCAGGATCCCGTCGACCCAGGCCGCATATTCCGGCAGCAGTTCGTCGCGCTTGATCTCCGCGCGGCGCTCGATCGAGGCGACGTCCTTCAGGCGGCGCAGATCGTGGCGCAGGCGAAGGCGCATCTGCGCCTCGACCCCGTTCGCCGGCGGGCGTGCCAGCGGATCGCCCTCGCTGGTTTCCGACAGGTCGACGGCCTCGCCCGCGGCGTGCAGCACCTGGTGCAGGCGCGCGGGCGAATGTCCGTCGATGATGACGACGGCCGTCATGTCCGGCTTCTCGGCCAGATCGACGCCGACCACGACCAAGTCGCCGCTTGCCGCCAGCGCGGCGAGGCGTTCACGATGGTGACGGGCTGGGCTCATGGGATCGGTCCTGGAACGAGGGGGCGGGCTGGATCGGCGAAGCGGACTAGAGCTTCGGCGACAGCTGGATGTTCTCGATCAGGCAGGCCTTGCCGTATTCCTCGACCATGAAGGCGTCGTTGATGCTTTCATAGTTCTCGATCTGGTCGAGCGCGGGCTCTTCCTTCACGTGGCGGCGCGCCGAACCCATCTGCCAATAATAGGACAGGTTCTTGAGGCTCGTGATCATGATGGCGTTGGCGGGGAAAAACGGCACCTGCATGGTCGGCTTTCCGCCCAGCTGGCGGCTCGACATGATGATGTCGCGCGCCACCTGTTCGGTCGCCTTGTCGCCTGCCGCTGAGATGATCTTGAAATACTTGTCCTGGACCAGGTCGCTGCCGACGATCACGACCAGGTCGGTCGCGGTCCGAAACTGGTCGGCGAGCAGGTTGTGGATGGCGTCGAACACCAGCGCATCGAGGTTCACATAGTCGGCGTTGCCGGTGTCCGACACGTAGACCTTGAGATTGTCCTTGGTGCCGTGCGTCATGACGCGCGCGCCGGCATAGGTCCGCATCTTGTAGAGCCAGCCCCAGTTTACGTCCTGGAGCAGCGGATAGGCGGTGCGGTCGGTCTGCACCGCGGCGTTCACGCCGTTGAACCCGATCGTGATAACGTCGGCCGCCTTCTGGATGATGACGGCGTCACGGCAGAGCTGTTGGAATTCCGGACGATGCACCCAGGCGTCGAGCAGGCCGTAGCTCCACGCGTAATCATAGTCGGTCTTCTTGCAGAAATACTGGTCGATCGCGTCGCTGCCGGTCGGATCGGTCGGCGTCCGGCGGTTGCCCGCGGCGCGGTTCGTGCGGCTGGCGAGCGAACGGTTGATGCCGACCCCGACACGCGCGCCCTGCTGGGCCGGCACCGGGATCACGTTGATCCGCGACATGAAGTCGCTGGTCAACGCCAGCTTGGCCTGCAACTTCTGTTCGATGACGGCCGAGACCGCGAACTGGCGGATCTCGCCGGGGACGGCCGTGAAGCTGAAGTCCAGCCCGTTCAGCTGGGCGACCTGCCCAATATACGCGTTGAAGAGGACGCGGGTGTTGTTCTGCATGGTGGGGTCCTATGGCTGGACGATAATCGGGGGCGGGGTCGGCGGGGGCGGCGGGCGGATCAGCAGTCGGTCGCGTACTGCGCGTCGGCGGCCGCGCCGGTGGCCGGTTGGCGGCTGAAGCCAGGTAGCTCGGTCTTGTCGAGCTTGCCGGTCAGCACCGCGAAGTCGGCGGCAAGCTTCGTCACCTGGGCGGTGATCGGGCCGGTCGCGGCGGCGACACCGGCGGACACGGCCTCGCTCATGGCGGTGTAGAGCGCGGCATTGTCGTTGGCGGGCGCGGGCGGGGTCACGACGGGTTCGGGCTTCGGTTCGGTCGGCTTGAACCCGAGCCGGGCGAAGGTGGCGGCGACCGCGGCGGATACGGTCGCCGCGAGACCGGCGGGCTCGATCTGCGCCGCCTCGAACTCGATCGCCACGGCTTCGTCCGCCAGGCCGAAGACGGTCCCGGGGCCGCTGCGCGAGAAGTTGAGTGGCTGGGTGGCGATGCTGGCCGGCGTATCGGTGAACGCCAGGCCGACGACGCCGACCTTGCCGCAGCCGGCATAGCTGTCGGTCAGCTCGACCGACGGGAACGGCTTCTGGTCTTCCTTGGCGAGCTTCACCAGCTGCGCGTTGCCGTCGACCTGCATGTAGAGCGCGCGGCGCTTCTCGACCTTGCCGGCGATCGTGATGTCGTCGGTCTGCGCCTTGACCGCGGTAACGGTGCCATAACCGTTGAACGGGGGTTCGGGGCTGTAGCCGGCGATATGTTCGATGTTGATGCGCGGCGAATAGGTCTCCGCGTTGAAGGTCTCGACGATCTGGTCGATCATGTCCGCCGTGATCTTCCGGCCGTCGCTGATCGTATTGCCTTCGACAAAGGCGCGGAAGAATTTGCTCTTGGTGCCCATGGCGGCAGGATCCTCGGTCTCGGTTCGGCGGTTGATGCCCATCGGGCCTCTGACGCGCTGAAAAGGGACTGATCCCGGCCGCTTCTCAAGGCGGTGGTCTTGTAGAAAGCCACTCTACAAGAGCGCTGCCTGATATGGCCATCCGGATCGTGGCTAGGTTCCGGCGCCATGATCGCCCACAGCCACCCGCAGCCGGCACCGGCCGATGCCCGCCGCCAGGCGCGCAGCCTGTTCTGGCGTGGCTGGAGCGTGTCGCAGGCGGCCGAGGAGCTGGGCCTCAACCGCGCGACCGTCGAAAGCTGGAAACAGCGGGAGAAATGGGACGAAGCGCCCATGATCCGCAAGCTCGAGGACAGTCTCGAGCTGCAATATATGGCGCTGGTCGCCAAGCAGAAATGGACGCCGGAGGAATATAAGCGGCTCGACGCGCTCGGCCGGCAGGTGACGACGCTGGCGCGGGTGCGGCGGTTTGTGGCCGAGGGCGGCCATGAAGGCGACCTCAACGACAATGTCGCCAAGCGCAACGCCGCGCCGAAGAAGAAGGCGAAGCGCAACCATTTCACGGCCGAGCAGGCCGAGCAGCTTCGCCAGCTCTTCGAAGAGGAGCTATTCGGCTACCAGACCGACTGGCGCGCCAGCTCGTCGCTCCGCACGCGGATCATCCTCAAGTCGCGCCAGATCGGCGCCACCTGGTATTTCGCGCGCGAGGCGCTGATCGACGCGATCGAGACCGGTCGCAACCAGATCTTCCTGTCGGCGTCGAAGGCGCAGGCGCACGTCTTCAAAAACTATATCGTGCAGTTCGCGCTCCGGGTCGGCGTCGAGCTGAAGGGCGATCCCATCGTCCTGACCAGCGACCTGATCCCCGACGGCGAACCGGCCGCCGAGCTGCATTTCCTTGGCACGAACTCGAAAACCGCGCAGAGCTATCACGGCAATTTCTACTTCGATGAATTCTTCTGGGTCTATAATTTCACCAAGCTCAACAATGTCGCCGCGGCGATGGCGAGCCACAAGAAGTGGCGGAAAACCTATTTCTCGACGCCATCGTCGATCGCGCATGAGGCCTATGACTTCTGGACCGGCGAGGATCAGAAGAAGCGTCCGGATTATCAGAAGGTCGACCATAGCCATGCCGCGCTGAAGGGTGGGCAGCTGTGCGTCGATCATCGCTGGCGCCAGATCGTCACCCTGACCGACGCGGAGGCGCGCGGGTGCGACCTGTTCGACCATGACGAGATCCGTCGCGACAACGCGCCCGACGTCTATGCCAACCTCTATGACTGCCAGTTCGTCGACGACAGCCTGTCGGCATTCAAGTTCAACGACATGCTCGCCTGCGGGAAGGACAGCCTGGTCGAATGGCTGGACGTCGATAGCGAGGCACGGCGGCCCTATGGGGACCGGACGGTCTGGGCAGGCTATGATCCGCAGGAGAGTGACGAGGGAGACTATGCGGCGCTGGTGATCTGTGCCGCGCCGAACGGGCCGCATGAGCCGTTTCGGCTGCTCGAGCGCCACCAGCTGCGCGGCGATTTCGACGAGCAGGCTACCTTCATCAAGGCGATGCTGGCGCGGTACAATTGCACCTATCTCGGGATCGACGCCACCGGCGTCGGCGCCGGCGTCTACCAGATCCTCGCCAAACCCGATTCCGGCATCAAGGGCCTGCGCAAGATCGAATATTCGCTCGAGGTGAAGAGCCACATGATCATGAAGGCGCAGCACACGATCAAGCGCGGCCGGTTGCAGTTCGATGCCGGCTGGCTCGACGTCGTCTCGGCCTTCGTCTCGATCAAGAAGACGCTGACCACCAGCGGGCGCAACATCACCTTCAAGGCCGGGCGCAGCGGCGGCGATGGCCATGCCGATCTCGCCTGGGCCGTGATGCACATTCTCATGAACGAACCGCTCGACGGCAAGCAAACGCCCGGTGGCACGATGGAGATTTTCTGATGAGCAAGCGATCGGCCGCAGCCCGGCGGATGTCCAGGACCGAGGCGGTGTCGGCCGCGCAGGGCGCTATCGTCGCGGGTGGGCGGCGCGAGGCGGTGGAGGCGTTCACGTTCGGGGATCCGGAGCCGGTGCTGAACCGGCGCGAGTTGCTCGACCTGATCGAATGTCCGCATAATGGCCGCTGGTACGAGCCACCGCTGTCGATGGACGGCCTGGCGCGGACCTACCGGGTGTCGCCGCATCATTCGAGCGCGATCATCCTGAAGCGCAAGCTGCTGGTGGCGTCGTTCGTGCCGTCGCCCTGGCTGAGCCGGGCGACGTTCGAGAAAGTGGTCCAGGACTTCCTGATCTTCGGCAACGCGTATGTCGAGCGGCGCGACAACCTGCTCGGGATGCCGCTCCGGCTGGATCATTCGCTGGCGAAATTCACGCGGCGCGGCGTGGTGGCGGGCGAATTCTTCTTCGTACCTGGCGGGATGGTGGAGACGCCGTTCCGGCCGGGCAGCATGTTCCAGCTGATGCAGCCCGACATCAATCAGGAGATCTATGGCCTGCCGGAATATGTTTCGGCGCTTCAGTCGGCCCTGCTCAACGAGAATGCGACGTTGTTCCGGCGTCGCTATTACCTCAACGGCTCGCACGCCGGGTTCATCCTGCACACCACCGGCGATTTCGCGGAAGGCGCGATCGACAGCATCAAGGCAGCGTTGAAGAATTCCAAGGGTCCGGGCAATTTCCGTAACCTGCTGATCCACCAAGCCGGCGGCAAGGATGGCGGGGTCAAGCTGATCCCGATCGCCGAGGTGGGGGCGAAGGATGAGTTTCTCGGGATCAAGAACACCACGCGCGACGATATCCTGGCCGCGCACCGGACGCCGCCGGCGCTGCTTGGCATCATCCCGACCAATGCCGGCGGGCTGGGCGACCCCGTGAAGGCAACCGACATGTTCTATGAGCTGGAAATTGAACCGATGCAGCCGACCTTCAAGCAGATCAACGACTGGCTGGGGCTCCCGGCGGTCGCGTTCAAAGAGCGCGTGAAGCCGGCCGCCGGCGTTTGAACGATCGCTTTTGCGGCTCGGGCGGGCTCGGGCGCGCGTCGACGGGCGGGCCGAGGCTCTCCGCGATCCGGGCGGGGACGGTCACGAACAGCGCGTGTCGATCCGGATCCCAATCGGCCATGCCGGCCGCGATGGCGTCCGCGTGCGCATCGGCCAGGGTCGGGCGCCAGGGTGCGACGGGGCGTTGCAGCATCATCAGCCGGTAGCGTTTCACATCCCCGGCCCTCTGCATGGCGCTGCATCCTTCAATTTGGGCTCGGCGGCCTTGGCACCCGCGGCCATCAGCGCCGGCGTTCGCGCGACACCGACTGCCAGGCATACACGGTTCATGAGTGTGTTCGCATTCTGGGTCGCCAAGAGCCTTTGCGGGCCGGGTTCGCATGGCTGGTTGAGCATGCCCCGCCAGAATTCATCGAACACCGATCGATCGCCGTTACTGACCGCGAACAGGAAGGCGAGGGCCAAGCGCAGGCCGGGCGACGGCTCGATCGTCACCTTGCCGACGAGATATTGGGTCTCCTCCAGCACCATCAGAGCCTTCATCGTCAGCGACTCGATCGGCATCCGCATCGGACTATATGAGAACATATAAGGAACGGTTCAAGCCGTTCCAACGCTATGCCAGCAGATACCAAGCCAGGATCGCGAGGAAGACGATCACCGCCGGGACGATCGCCGCGCGCAACCGCTTCGATGTCGTTGCGGACCTGTCGGCTGGCACCAGCGCCTCGATCGAGGAGACGCTCAGTTCACTGAACCCCACGCGGATGCCTTCGATCCGGACGCGCTGGCCGACTAGGCGGCGGGCGCGGCGGGGTACGTTCAGCTGCCAGCGTCCACCTGCCTCGCGCAGCAGGCCATAGGACTGGCCGTCATGGTCCAGCTGGCCGATCTCGACGTGGTGGGTTCCGCGCGGCATCGTGCGACCATGCCCCAGGCCGCGGCGGGGTGCCACCCCCCTCGATTGGCCAGCGTTGCGACCCCAAATCGCGCGCTTTTCCCCCCGCCTCGCCTGCCCGCTTTTCGTGTCGCTTTTGATGCACCTTCATCCGCCCTCCGAAGGCTCGGAAAAACTAGGCCACGCGGGCGGTTCTTTAGGCCCTAAGAGCCGCGGAGGAGTGATGCGGATTGATGCAGCTTGAGGGGTATTTCTCGGTAGGTGCCGTCTGTGGCCAAGAAACTTCGCGAGCTGGCCATCTGGCACCGCTCCTGGCCCCATAGAGGCGATCTCGCCCGGACATGAGGTCGCGGCTCGCGCGCTGCCGAATTCGCCTGCTCTCCCCGGAGAGCACCGGGGCGGCGAAGCTGCACCGTCCGAGAACATGGCTAGACCGTCCGCTTGTCGCGGTCGCAACGGCAGCTGCCTTAAACCCTTCAAATTGCGCACGCCGAAGGCGTTCATCATTCCCCTTTGATACTACCCGTTACGGATTCTCACCGCTTGGAGGAACCGCGTTAGCCTCATCAACGGCCAAGCCCAGGCGAGCAAAAGACGCGGCTAAACGTGGGTCGTTGAACCGCATCGCCATCTCTTCCCGGTGCGGCTGGCTCCGGAGCATGCGCTCTGTTTCGGCCGCGTCAGCGGCTCGGCGATCGGCGTCGTCGACGGGTTGGGGGGCCTTCCCGCGGATGCGTTGAACGAACGCCCGTGCCTTTGCAGGCAGGTCGAGCCGGTAGGCGTTGCTGACTTGGCGAACCTGTGGACCGCGGCCGGGGTTGTCGACCGGCTCGGTCCGCCTGATCCAATCCAAGAAGCCGTGATCTTTGAGCGCCGCCAATGCTTTGCAGACAGCGCTCGGCGCACGCTTCACGCGCTCGGCTATCGTCGCAATGGCCGGGTCCAGTCGACCGGTCCGGCGGCATACCATCGCGTAGAGAGCTTCGAGAACCTCGATGCCGACGTGACCTAACGGACCATTGCGCTTTCCGGCCTTCTTATGCGCCCGATTGTACGATTTGGCGGCCAGCATACGCGCGAAGATCTCGTTCTTGGCGATCGGCCGGTAGAAGCGCTCTTCGCGCTCGCCAACATTGTAGCTGTTGCGCCGCACCGGCTGGAACGTCCGGCGCGCCTTGAAGGTCGCGCCGGTTGCGACTTCGAAGATGGAGCGAGCGGTCATGCCACCGCTCCCTTCCGCCGGCCACCTAGCGGCGCCTGCCCTCCAGTAGCGACGATGCCGGCCGTAAACCGTCCAGCAGCACGTCCGCCCATTCCTGGGCCAGCGCTCGACGGCGCGGCATATAGGCCGCGCGATTGTATTTGCTCTCCACCCCGCTCGGCAGATGCGCCAGCATCAAATCGATAATGGCCCGGTCGGCAGGGCGATCCATGTCCTGCGCCCGTCCGTTCATCAGCGTCGAGAAGGTTGACCGCCAGCCATGCGGCACATGACGGCCGCGATACGCAGGCAAACGGTTGTAAAGATAACCGACAGCGTTCTCGCTCATGGGTCGGTTGACGTTCCGTTCGCTTGGAAAAACGACCTTGCTCTTGGCGCTGAACGTCCGCGCGACCGTCAACACTTCGACTGCTTGACGTGCGAGCGGTACAAGGAAGTCGAACCGGTCGTTCTGCTTGCGCTCGACGATCAGTTTCATGCGCTCGGCGGGGACGTGCCAAAGCGGAGCGGGACCGTCGAGGTCCAGCAGCTCGGTCCAAGGGAGGAAGCGCACGACGCCCGGCCGAACCGCCGTCAACGCGATGAAGCGCGACATCAGCTTTGTGATCGGATGGGCGATCGAATCCTCGGCCGCGATCAGAAGCGCCCGAGCCTCCTCGATCGTCAGCAAGGCAGGCTGGCGCCCCTTGATCAATGGCTGCAAGGCGCCGACGATCACGGCCGCCGGGTCGCTGGTCGCTTTGCTGTCGGCAATGGCGTAGCTGAATATCGCCGAGATCCGCTGTCGCACGCGTCTCGCCGTCTCGACCGCCGGCCTGGCCTCGATCGCGCGGACGATCGTGAGCACCTGGTCCGATCGGATCGCCGCTATATCCAATGATCCGACTGTCGGAAAAACATAGTCCTCCAAACTGCGCAGAACATCCTCCGCGTACTTCGCGGACCAGATCGAAGATTGAAGCGCATGCCACTCGCGGGCAATCGTCTCGAAGCGACGCGAGAGATCCACGTTCGCCGACAGCGACTTTCCGGCCGTCGCCGGGTCCAGCCCGGCCCTCAGAACGCGTCGAGCATCCTCTGCCATCCGACGCACCTCCTTTAGCCCGATCTGCGGATACGGGCCGAAGGTGAGCAGCTTTTCCTTCTTCTCGAACCGGTACTTCATGCGCCACGAGCGATAACCGGACGTCGTAACCAGCAGGAACAACCCCTGCCCGTCGGCAAGCTTGTATGGAGCCGCTCGCTTCTCGGCCGTCTTGCACTGGATATCGGTCAGCACCCGATACCCCCACGCGCGGATTGGCGTACCCCCAAAATACCCCCAAACTGGGCAAGCTGTTGTGAGCGGCAGTGAGACATAGCGAGACGTCATCTCGCGGGCAAAACCCTACAAAGCAACGGCTTTCATGTGTTTTTGAGACCTCACGAGATGTCGTGAGAAGCCCCTCAAATTGGGGCTTGGTGGACAGGGCTGGATTCGAACCAGCGTACGCTTGCACGGGCAGATTTACAGTCTGCTGCCTTTAACCACTCGGCCACCTGTCCATGGGGCGTCCCTGCGGGAGGCGGCTCAATGGCGAATAGGGCCGGGGCTGTCAACGTCCGCATCGCATGTTCCTGCGCGGCCATGATAACGGGCGGCGTGGCAAGCATGGCAAAAGCATGCGGCGCCCGCTAAGGCCGCAGGCATGCGCAAAGGACACCGCCCCTCTTCTCCCGCCCCAGGCCGGCCCCGTATCTGGGGCCGCCATCCCGTCCTGGCCGCCCTGGCCAACCCGAATCGCGACGTGCGTCGCATCTGGGGCACTCAGGAGGCGCTGGCCGGGCTGGACATCGACAAGGCGATCCCCGTCACCTACGCACAGGGGCCGGATCTTGGCCGGTTGGTCCCGAATGACGCCCCGCACCAGGGGATGGTGATCGAGGTCGATCCGCTGCCCGACATCTGGCTGGGCGATCTGCTCGATCTCGGTCGCGACGATCAGCGTCCGTTGGTGGTGCTGGATCAGGTCACCGATCCGCATAATGTCGGCGCGATCATGCGGTCGGCCGTCGCTTTCGGTGCGCTCGGCCTCATCACGCAGGACCGCCATTCGCCGCCCGAATCCGGCGCGCTCGCGCGATCGGCCTCGGGGGCGCTGGAACAGCTCCCGTGGGTGCGTGTCGTGAACCTCGCGCGTGCGCTGGACGAGATTGCGGAGGCGAATTACTGGCGCATAGGCCTGACCGGCGATGCGCCGCAGACGCTGGAAACCGCACTCGGCACCAGCAAGCTGGCACTGGTTCTGGGTTCCGAAGGCGAAGGCATGCGCGCCAACACGGAGGCGCATTGCGACGCGCTCGCCCGGTTGCCGATCAGCGCGGACGTGGAGAGCCTCAACGTCTCCAACGCCGCGGCGATCGCGCTCTATGCGGCGTCGGTCCGCAAATAA